AAAATGACCGTATATAGGGGGGAGAGAAAAGGGGGAGAGGGGGTGTGTAAAAGTTTTAGGTATTGACACAAGAAATCAGTTTGTTATAATAAAGAACAATCAAAAAGCAATTAAATTAATCACAATTCAGCGTTTCCTACTTGGAAACACTAGAAAGGAAAAACAATGTCACAGTATATTTCACTAGATGGTGTCGGATTTGAGAATGATAGGTTCATGCCAAAAGCAAAAGACCTCACTTGTTCTCAAGGTAGATGGACACCAAATCAAGAGAGAGGAGTAGATATGAAAAATTATATTGTACTACGAGAGGGTGCTATGCAAAGCACTCAAAATTGGCAACTATATAGAGAAAGGAAAGCAAAAGAAAAGAGAAGAAAAACGTTTGATAAAATTTATCAATGGTGTGCTGATAGAAAAGCAAAGCGAGAAAATAAGCGTTGCCAAGTTGGCAACAGTAAAAATGTTATTCCATTAAATAGAAAGGATAAGTAAATGCGATTATCTATTAATAAAATTATGAGTTTATCTGCCATGATATTTATTTTAATTAGTGGTGGGTTGTTATACATATCTATAGATAGTATTATCTATCAGATAGGGGTAGATGAATTAATCATGTACTCTGTGGCAATAGTGCTATTTTTTATAGGAAAACAATTATTAAAAGGAGAATAAGTGATGCAATCTAAAACTTTAGTAACAAATGATTTTTATTCATTACCAACAGATTTAGATTTTGAGGTAGGATTTGAACCAAGCAAAGTAGGACATAAAAAATATGTCATCAATAAAAATACAGATGAATACCTAGATGTTGTAGGGCATGGGTTTAATTGTGCTAGTCATAGGTCTTTCTTTAACAATGTTAGAACAACTATGCTAGACATAAGCAATAAAGGACTACTAGAAACTTCAAAGATAAAGTGGAGTAGTGCTAGGAATAATGCTTGGGCTATGCTTGATATTAACATGGTAGGGTATAGTAAGAATGTAAGTAATGATAAGTTTTCTACATCTCTTACACCTAGAATAATTGCACTTCATGCAATAGATGGGTCAGCATCTAATCAAGTGTACTTTGGTGCGATAGATAGTTTTTGTACCAATGGCATGATTAGTGGAGATTACTCTATGATTAGGAGAAAGAATACAAGTGGGTTTTCTATTGATAAATTTATTAGGGAACTTTCTACTATGAAAGGGCAATTTATCAACAAGGTTGCCACTATGAATGAGTGGGCAAACAAACAGATTCCTTTTTCTGTTGATGTCAAAACTTTACTACAAGATATTGTCAAGTCAGAACGAAAGGCAGATAGAATGTACCTCTTGTATCAGAATGAAAGACAGACAAGAGGAGAGAATGTGTTTGCTTTGTATAGTGCTTTTACAAACTATGCTAGTTATGCAGATGAAAGAAATGGGTTTGCATTACGAAATACAGGGCTTGATACTAGGGCTACATCTATGTGGGCAAGAGAGCAAGAGGTTGCCAAGTGGATTGATAGTCCTAAATTTAAAGAGCTATTGGTAGCTTAAATATATTAACCCCAAGAACATGGGGCTAATTACTAGCCCCTTTGTTCACAATGAAAGGAGTGTATTATGAAATACATGAACTATTTAAAATATTCTTCAGAGGTTTATGATTTTGCATTAGGATTTAATTCTTTGCAAGATTTAAAATATATCTTTTCAAAAGATGACTATGAGATTAAGTCAATAGATTTTATTGACAAGTATATAGTATCTGTTAAGGTAACAGATATAGCAACAAATAAAGTTTATAAAGTAACTAACTAGAAAGGGTAGTAACAATGATTATTAAAGAGTTAATAAAAGAACTTTCTGATTATCCACAAGACACAAGAATAGATTTTATTCTTTTAGATAAGGAAGATTGGTTAGATAACACAAGAGATACCTATTTAACTGTCAAAGGCATTGTAGGCAGTGGAGATGATGTTGAAAAATATATTGAATTAGGATTGGAGAATAAAAATGAAAAGTGATGACAGATTACACGAACTAATTGATAAATTAGAAGAAGTATATATTGAAGATAGTACATCTGATATAAGATTACTAGATATAGTAAAAGAAGTAATAGATTATTATAATGATAGCTTTCAACAAACTACAACAGAAAAAGCAGTAATCAATCGCAATGCTAGACCTAGTGTTTACTTTGATGGTAAAGAGTATCACACTATCTACCATGAGTATTATGGGGATAATGCTTATGATAAACGTAAAGCAGTTGTCTTTAGAAAGAATGATTCTTATGGTGTCGTTATGATTGATGACGGCAAGATAATCGAAGAACGATTATTAAAAGGGCATAGTGAAGAATATGCAGAGGATTGTGCTGAAAATTTTGTTGTGGGAGTTATATAATGACACAGATATTAAAAGAGTATTGTGAGAATAATACACTTGCTAGACTAGAATATATACATTGTGCTATACAAGAAGCATTGAATGGCGACAAGGATATGCTTTTTAAAGCATTAGAATGTGTTGAAGATTTAAGAGAACCCTATTTAAAAGAAAGGAGAATGAAATGAATGACTATTATAAACAATTAGAGGGTTGGACAGTTAAGAAATTTTTAGGAGAAGATGAAGATGGTTTTCCACAATTTGTCTTTAAAAAACCTAATGAAAAAGACTTATTAATCGAAGTTAGTCAAGACCCTGAGGGTAATGGTGGTGGATTTTTATTTATTAGTGATTTAAAAAAAGGGGATAAATAAATGAATAATAGAGGAGATAAAACAATGAATGTATTAAGTTTATTTGATGGTATGTCGTGTGGACAACTTGCTTTACACAGAGTAGGTATTCCCTACACTAACTACTATGCATCAGAGATTGACAAGTATGCTATGCAGATAACACAAAAGAACTTTCCTAATACAATGCAAGTAGGAGATGTGCAAGACATAAAAATACCAAATTATAGAGAAGGTAGTATTGATTTACTTCTAGGTGGTAGTCCATGTCAAGGGTTTTCTTTTAGTGGCAAGGGATTAAACTTTGATGACCCTCGTAGTAAATTATTTTTTGAGTATGTTCGCATACGAGATAAACTCAAACCAAAGTATTTCTTACTTGAGAATGTCGTTATGAAAAAAGAATCAGAGGATATTATTACAAAGTATATGGGTGTCAAACCTATTATGATTAATAGTAGTTTATTCTCGGCACAAAATCGTAGGAGATTGTATTGGACTAACATTCCATTTGAGATACCTACAGAGGATAAGGGCATTGTTATCAAGGACATACTAGAAGATTTACCTTTCCATGAGATACCAAACTATCTAAACAATACTTGGTGTGGTAAACGTAGAGGTGATATGGTCAAGACAATACATGATGACAAGGCACATTGTCTTACTGCTAGTATGTGGAAAGGTCAGATACCTACCTTTGTAAAGAAACCTATCCAAGTAGGAATGGCTGAAAATATCAAAGGGTATGATATTATTAAGCGAGTGTATCACCCAAGTGGCAAGTCGCCAACACTTACGACTATGCAAGGTGGACACAGAGAACCAAAGGTTGCGATTGGTAGGATTGTTAATCGTAGGTTAGATGAGAATGGTACTAGGAAAGATGACCAACTAGAGTTACCATTCACTAGACAATTAGAGGTTAGAGATGATGACAAGTCTAATTGTTTAACAACAGTTCACAAAGATAATGTGGTTGTTGAAAAGGAATTGTATCGTAAACTTACACCTCTTGAGTGTGAGAGATTACAGACAGTTCCAGATAATTATACACAAGGAGTATCCAACACTCAAAGATACAAGATGCTTGGCAATGGTTGGACAATAGATGTCATAGCACACATATTGAAAGGAATAAAAGATGGGTAAACTAAAACGATTATTAGAACTAATAGACGATTTGAATTGGGATTACGATAGAATGTCCTCAAGTGGTCAAGAAACTATGGATAAAATAAATCAGATAATAAAGGAAATTGAAAATGAATAGATTTATTATAGAAGAAACACCACATAAGATTGCAAAATCATTATGCGACCAACACATAGTCAAGATGCCACTAGAAGAAACACAGATGTTGTGTACTGCACTATGGCATCATGCACCTGACTATGCAGAGGAAAGAGGTTTGTATAAGCCTGTGCATCAGAAACACCCATGCACATTATGGGCAATGGAAACACGAGCTAACTATATGTATGCATGGTTTCTTTACAAAGAAATGTTAGACGAATATACACTTAGATATCAAAAACAACATGGTGCAGGTAAACACAAACTCGCACTCTTAACAGGTGCAGACTACATACCAAGAGGTAATGTAACACAACACCCACAATGCTTTAGTGGGCATGATGAACTTAAGACAGATGAGTTCTATCCCATTGAAGCATATAGAAAGTTTTATGTTGTAGACAAACTAAAATTTGCTAGGTGGAGATATACAGATAAACCAACATGGATAGAGGAGATTGAAAATGAGTAAACAACATTTCCAAGAAGAAATAAATTATGTTTTAATGGAGTTGTATGATACTAGGCAACACATTATGTTTACTGTTGGAGATGCAGATAAATTAAGTCATAAGAGTTCTGTATTTTTAGACATACTAAAAGAAACAATTATTAAAATAGAAAAATTACAGGAGATTGAAAATGGGTAGAAGTGTAGAATATTTGCTAGGTTATAGATGGATTGTTTGGGTAGGTGGTGTAGATGATTACTACAAAAACTACGATAGAGCAAAAGAACATTATGATAAATGGATAGAACAAGGTTATGATGATGTAATAATAGAGGAGATAAAACAATGACAAAATATTATAGTAAAAGTAGAGGTGAGTTAATTTATGTAGCAGAGATGTCAGATGTTCATGTTCGTAGAGCATTTATCAAGATGCTAGATGATGATGCTAGGCATGATGAACTTGTTGAATCAGAAAGAATGATAAGAACATTAAGACAAGATAATGATGCTTACAAACAAAGGATTAGTGAACTTGCAGAGGAGAATGAATTATATAAAGAAGAAAATGCAAGACTTAAAGAACAAGGCAACAGTTATTCTCCAACTGATGCACAAAAAATAAATGAAGCCTACAGAATTTTGTTTGATAATAATGAAAAGTTATTGAGTACAAATAAGAAGTTAAATCAAGAGTTACATAAACTAAAAGGAGAATAAGATGTTTGCTGAAGCATTAGTATGTCTTGCCCTAAACATTTACCATGAAGCAAAGAATCAGAGTTTCGTTGGTCAAATGGCAGTAGCACAAGTGGTAATGAATAGGGTACAAGACAGTAGATTTCCTCACACAGTTTGTGAGGTAGTCAAACAAGGTCCTACATACTCTTGGAAAAAAGATTTCCCTGTAAGAAATAGGTGTCAATTTAGTTGGTATTGTGATGGCAAAAGTGATAAGGTTAGAAATGAAAGTGCTTGGCAAACTGCTACCTTAATTGCAAAGGGAGTATTGAGTGGCAACCTAGATGACTTTGTTGAGGGTGCTACACATTACCATGCTACATATGTAAACCCAAGTTGGGCAAGTAGTAAAACTTATGTAACACGAATAGATGACCATAAGTTTTATAGATGGGAGATGAAATGAATTATCAAACACCAAGACCTGAAGGCAAAGTATGGGAGAAAGCCACACTATATAAAATCTATGTCATGGAACAACGACTACCTATCTGTGGATATAGAAGTGTGTGGGCTATCAAAGGTAGGAAATGGGTTCGTTGCTGCGAGCCTATTTCTTGGAAGAAGTTTCGTATGAAACTAGAAGATTTTAATAAAGTAATTAGAAAGGATAATGAAAATGCAGATAACTAGAACATCAATGCTAACAAAGATTACAAGAACACTTAATTTAAATGTTACACAACAACAATTAGATAACTATGCAAATGGGGTGCTATTGCAAAATGCTTTTCCTAATCTCACTCCTAGTGAAAGAGAGTTTATTAAGAGTGGTATTACTGATGGTGAATGGAAATCTTTTGAGGAAGGATATTAAAAATGCAATTAAAAAAATTAATTACTACATATTATTCTTCTAATGATTTCAATATGTTAAGGGATAAATCTAAACAAGATTATAAGTATTTACTTAATGTGCTTATGCAAGATGTTGGTTCACAAGATTGTGAACAATTAACAAGTAAGCAAGCAAAACATCTTTATGAAGATTGGGTAAAGCGAGGGATTACTTTTGCTAATCATGTTTGCACAGTAGCATCAAGAGTATATCGTTATGGTATTGATATGGAGTATGTAACCATTAATCCTTTTGCAAATGTAAAACGAAAGATTCCAAATCAAAGAAAGGTAGTTTGGTCTAAAGAAAATGTTGTTCAGTTTTTAGATTATTGCTATTCTGATTTTACTTATCGTAATATAGGATTGATTGTACAGATGGCATATGAGTGGTGTCAAAGAATAGGAGATATGCGATTATTAAAATGGGATAGTTTTGATTTTGAAAAGAAACGATTGCATTTAGAACAGAGTAAAAGAAGAGCAGAAGTATTTTTACCTATTAGTGATAACTTATTTGAAATGTTACAACAACAAAGAGAGGAGTTTGGATTTCAAGAATATGTAGCACCACGAATCAAACCTATTCATGGTGTATATAAACCTTATGGATTAGTTTTAATATCAAAGATAGGTAGAAAAGCCATGCAAAATGCTAACTTGCCATCTGAATTAAGACTTATGGATATAAGACGAACAGGAACAACAGAAATGGTAGAAGCAGGTGTTCCTATGGGGCAGATTATGTCTGTTACAGGTCATGCTAATCCACAATCTGTTAAGCCTTATATGAAAAATACTTTTGAAAGTGCAAATAATGCCTTGACGACACGAAATATGTATGATAAAAGCAATTAACTGCCACAGAGGAGTGATATATACATGAATATATATAATATTATAGAAGATATACAGTTAAGTGTAGGAGAAACAAAAAGAATGAACTGTCCTAACTGTAATGGATATAAAACATTTACAATTACTAATAATGCAGGTGCTATTTTATGGAATTGTTACAAAGTTACTTGTAATATTAAAGGTAAGTCGAGAGTGCGACTAACTGTAGATGATATTCGTAATACAAATAAAGTAGTTCAAGAAAGAAAGTTTGTGTTGCCTGAATATATAGTACCAATGGAAGAAAAACATTTACCAAAATATTTTTATGACATTGATACATCAGATATTTTACATGATGTAAAAGAAAATAGAGTAGTCTTTCCCATTAGACATGATGGGGAGCTTGTAGATGCAATAGGCAAAGCAGAAAAAAGATTACCTAAATGGAAACGATATGGTAAAAGTAATATGCCTTATGTTTCTTGGTCAAGTTTGACACAGACTTGTGTGTTGGTAGAGGATTGTTTTAGTGCTTGTGTCGCTCAACAATATGGAGTAACAGGAGTAGCTATATTAGGCACAAGTTTAACAGAAACACATAAACAATTCTTATCAAATAGAATGAGTAGAGTTATCGTTGCATTAGACCCAGATGCTTTACAAAGAAATCTACAAATAGCAAAGGAGTTACGAAGTTGGGTAATAGAAGTAAAAGTTTTGAGGTTGACAGATGACCTCAAATATCGTAAAACAATAGACATTAATAAATTACAGGAGTTAGTATGGAATTAGCATTAATAAGAAGTTTGATGGACAAAGAGTTTTATGACAATCATAGAGGTTCTAAATGTCCATCTCGATTATTTAGTAAAGATGTAAGAAAGATAAAGGCAACGATTGATAATGCTATGGATAGGTATAATAGAAATATTACACCTAATGAAATTGAAGCATTGTTTATGGCAAACAATTCTACACTTACAACTGCACAGAAAGAAGCATACTCACATCTGTTTCAACAGATTGTAAAAGAAAAACCTATGGGTGCTGATGTAGCACAAGATGTATTATCTAAATTATTCCAACAAGTAATTGGAGAGGACATTGCTAATATAGGTTTTGATATGGTCAATGGAACTGCAACAAGCCTAGATAGTCTACGTAATATACTTGAGCAGTATGGTGATGATTTCATTCCTAAAATGAATATAGAGTGGGATGATATTAGTTTTGATACCTTGATGAAATATGCTGATGAAGAATACAAATGGAAATTTAACATACCCTCTGTTACTAGAAAAGTTGAAGGAGTTAGTGGTGGGTTTTTAGTAGAAGTTGGTGCTAGACCTAATACAGGTAAGACATCTTTTCATGCAAGTTTAGTAGCAGGACCTAAAGGGTTTGCACATCAAGGTGCAAGATGTGCTGTTTTATGTAATGAAGAAAGTGTAAAAAGAGTTGGTTGGAGATATTTACAAGCATCAAGTGGGTTCTCTTTACCTCAAGTAAAGTCTAACCCATCTGAAGCATTAAGAAGATATCAAGAAGTGTATCCTAATATCAGAATAAGAGAATGTGCAAGCAGAGATATGGATTATGTAGAATCATTATGTAAATCATTTGAGCCTGACATACTCGTATTAGATATGGGGGATAAGTTTGCTAGGTATGATGGATTTGCACGAGGAGATGAAGCACTCAAAGCAAATGCAATTAGAGCAAGACAGATAGCAAAGCAGTATAATTGTGCTGTATTTTATATGTCGCAGTTAAGTGCAGATGCAGAAGGTAGAAGTGTATTGAATCAATCTATGATGGAAGGGTCAAGAACAGGCAAGGCTGCTGAAGCAGACCTTATGATATTGATAGGCAAAGCACCTAATGTAGAAGGGCAAGAAGAAAGTCCAATACGAAATATTAATGTTGTTAAAAATAAATTAACTGGATGGCATGGCATTATTAATGTAGAACTTGATTATTTAACAGCGAGGTATAGTGGATGAAATTACTTGTATCAAATTCTACTTTACATGGAGAAGGTGTATTTGCTCAAAAAGCTGTTAAAAAAGGAACAATTATAGAACTATGTCCTTATATAGTGATTGATGATGGTGATTTAAAAAAGAATAGCAGACTATTTGACTATGTTTTTACAAGTCCTCAAGATAAAAATGATTATCTTTGTGTGCTTGGATATGGTATGTTATATAACCACTCTTATAAACCCAATGTAGAGTGGAGAATACTTGAAGAAGATAATCGTTTTATAGCCTTTGAAGCAATAAAAAATATAAAAGTTGGTGATGAGATAGTTCACGATTATGGTAAAGAATATTGGGAAACTAGAAAGGAGAAAGTAAATGGGTAGTTTAATATATACACCA